AAGATACAGACGCAAGTGCAAATGACCAATTCTGGGGATTGCAGAATAGTGGTGGTGAATTTAATATCCTAACTTGTAATGATGATAGAGCAAGTGGATTTGTTACACCAATGACAATCACTCAAGCTGGTCAAGTAACCAAACCACTTCAACCAGCTTTCGCAGCTTCAAGCTCTAGTGACATTACTGTAACTACTGATGCGATAATAGCCTTTGACCAAACAACAATAAACGTAGGTAATCATTATAGTACTTCTACTAACAGATTTACTGCTCCAGTTGCCGGTACATACCTTTTCCTTTGTACTATTTCCATGAGGAATGTGTCAAGCACAGGCACTTATCTTGCAATCTATTTTAAAAAGAATACTTCTGGAACTAGTTTTAGAATGAGATTTCGTGCTGATAATGTAGGAAATGAATGGGATGGAACAGCTGGTCATGCTATATTGACTTTAGCGGCAAATGATTATGTAACTCTACATGGATATAATGAATCTGGTTCATTTATAATGCAAGGTTCAGAATCAAATTTCACTGGTTATCTATTACAGTAGGATAAAAACATAAATAGTTTAAGTTAAATAGGAGAATATAATGGCAGAAATTAAAGTGACAGTAACAGACACACAAGTAAAGTGTCTTGAGTATGCTGCTTATTCAGTTCAAGATTGGTGTGATAATGCAATTCATAATCGTGCTCGTATTGCACAAGATGAGATTATCACAGCTCTAGTTGCACATTGTAATGCAAATTCTATTGCACTTGCAGTGGGAACTGATGCACAAGTTGCTCAAGCATTTGAACTAAAGGTTGTTGATACTGCAAAAAATGTAGAAGATAATAGAAAACTACCAGAAACAGAATAGGAAGTAAGTAATGTCATCCAAGATTAAAGTAGATACCATTGAGAACGTAGCTGGTTCTGGAAACGTAAGTCTAGGGTCTGGTCATAATCTTGTGGTGCCTGGCAATATTACTGGACAAGGTACAGCTGCAATTACATCAAACGCAACAGTTGGTGGAACACTTGGTGTTACTGGTGTAACAACTCTCACTGGTAATTTATTAGCAGATACTATTGTCAATAGAAGTGGCGATAATGATAGTGGACTTGATTTATCAACAAATGATATAGTCGCTCTAAAAACATCTAACACAGAACGTGCTAGAATTGATGCAAGTGGTAGGTTGCTTCTCGGCACAACTACACCCTCAACATACACAAATAGAATGATGACTGTTTCTGGCAATGCAGACGCAACTTTAGAGATAAGAGCTACATCAACAAGCGGTCATTCGCAACTTGTATTTTCTGATGGCACAGCAGGAGATAATACTTCACAAAGAGGTTATTGGATTTATGACCATGCTGATGAAACCTTTAACGGAGGTGTTTATGATAGACAGTTTATACAAGCATCAACATTTGGTTCTACAGATAGTACAACACATCATAGAACATCTGTAGGATACCAAGTTACAAATCCATACTCAGCTAATAGAAAAGCTGGACTTATTGTAGGAGGGCATAGGTATTATCACTCAGCTATGATAGTTGAAGACCATGACACATCCTATGCTTATAGTTCTATTATGGTTGGATTTTTAAGGGGTGGGAACGATTGTGGTGAAATTATTAGTACTGGTCAAACTTCTTGTAGTTATAGTACAAGTTCAGATTATAGACTGAAAAAAGATGTTGAAGATTTAGACGTAGGTATTGATGTTCTTAAAAAACTTAAACCCAAAAAATTTAAATTTATAAGTGATGAAAACCAAAAAGATGATGATGGTAAAGATGTACCAAATCAAACTGTTTATGGGTTTATTGCACATGAGGTTCAAGAAGCTGTAGTAAATACAAAGGGATTAATAAATGGTACAAAAGACGAAACAAGAGAAGTAAAAGAAGCCATCATTTCTAAAGATGGTTCACTTATCGGAGAAGATATACCAGAGGATAAATGGAAAAAAGGTGTTGAAGACAAGACTTATCCTTCTGACTCTACATGGAAAGCGTCACATACAAAAATAAAAAGTCAATCTATGGATTATGGAAAACTTACGCCTTTACTTACTAAAGCATTACAAGAAGCGATTGCAAAAATTGAAGTATTGGAAGCAAAAGTTGCAAAGTTAGAGGGATAGAATAATGTCAACATTAAAAGTAGATACAATCGCAACAAGAACTGGTTCTGGTAATATTACATTTAGTAATAATGTTGACCTTACTGGTAGAACTGTCACTGGTGAAGTAGTTCAAACTGCAAATATTGCTGACAATGCAATAACAACTGCAAAAATCACAGATGCAAATATTACCCAACCTAAAATTGCAAAGTCCATGCAAGGTTGGGAACTTATTGAAAACAAAGTTTCTGCGACTGCTGGTGACCTTAATCAGTCAACTGGTAACATAGAGTTCCGAAATTGTTTTTCAACAAATTACCTTTATTACAAATTAATTATTGGATATTTTTCTCCAGCTGCTACCAATAACAATACAATTAACTTTCAATGGTTATATTCTACAAACACCCATGTTAGTGCAGCTGGTTATTATTGGGTAGTAGATAGATACCGTTCTGACTCAACCAGCCCTCACAGTTTATCTAGAGCTACATCTAATGCAAATACTCATATAAGATTATGGACTCAAATATATTCTAACCTTGCAGGCGGTATACATGGTGAAATAAACTTCTGGAATCTTCACGCACCAGTATTGGGAGGAACTAATACAGATAGAGGTTCAGTTTACAGACCTTGGGTGCAATCAGATTTAGTTGGATATGAACCATCTGATGACTGTTTCACAAGAACACTTGCTCATGGAAGATATGATGTATCAAATCCAGATGATTTTATGACAGGCTTTGTAATCAGTACTGCATCTGGAAATTGCATGGCTGGAACACATATGAGTTTGTTTGGATATAGAAACCCAGTTTAAGGAAATAAAAATGATAAGTGAAACAACTAAATTAGAAAACGCAAAATATTATACAGAACCCAATACAAAAATTAAATATATTGTTGTGGATGTTGATGGTGAAACTCGTCATGTTCCATGTGATGGTACAACAGTGGGTGACGAAATACTAGACGAAATCAATAAAAGAATAAAAGCGAAATCATTAACAGTTAATGATGAATAACTTTATACCTCTAGTGGATTCTAGGGGTGGACAAAAGGAGAAAAATAATGACGATTACAAAACGTACAGAACAAGATAAAATTGAAGTAGTAGGCCCGTTCAAACACATTCAAGTGAGAACTGCTACTGTTATTGAAGAAGATGGTGTGGAACTTTCAAGAAGTTTTCACCGTCATGTGGTTGCACCAGACTCAGACTCATCTGGAGAAAGTGCAGACGTAAAAGCGATGGTTGCACAGTTTCATACTGATGCAGTCAAGAAAGCTTACGCTGACCATGTAAAGGCATCAGAACTATCTGAATAAATATATCTGTTATGACAGATATTAATCATTACCTTGGTAATCCACTTCTAAAAAAGGCAAACGTCCAAGTAGAATGGACTAAAGACCAAATTCTTGAATACCAAAAGTGTATGCAAGACCCTCTGTATTTTTGTCAGAAATATATTAAGATTGTATCTCTGGATGAGGGTCTTGTTCCTTTTGATGTATACCCATTTCAAAAAGAAATATTAGGAACGATTCATAATAATCGTTTTACCATCTGTAAACTTCCCAGACAATCTGGTAAGACAACTACAATTATATCTTATATACTTCACTATGTTCTATTCAACGAACAAATGAGAGTAGCAATACTTGCAAACAAAGCTGCAACTGCAAGAGATATTCTTTCCAGATTACAACTTGCATATGAAAACCTACCCAAGTGGTTACAACAAGGAGTAATGTCTTGGAATAAGGGTTCTCTGGACTTAGAGAACGGTTCTCGTATTGTTGCATCTTCTACATCTTCAAGTGCAGTTCGTGGTGGTTCTTATAACATGATTTTCTTGGATGAGTTTGCTTTCGTACCTCACAATGTCGCAGAAGATTTCTTTAGTTCTGTGTATCCTACAATTTCATCTGGTAAAAATACTAAGGTTGTTATCGTATCAACACCAAACGGTATGAATCTTTTCTACAAACTTTGGTCAGATGCAGAGAGTGGTAAAAACTCTTACAATCCAATTGATGTTCACTGGAGTGAAATCCCAGGCAGAGATGAAAAGTGGAAACAAGAGACTATTGCAAACACTTCTCAAGAACAATTTAATCGTGAATTTGAGTGTGAATTCTTAGGGTCTATCAATACCCTTATTCACCCAACAAAGATTAAATCTATGGTATTTGACGAACCTATACAACGTAATGCTGGACTAGAGTTATACAAAAAACCAGAGAAAGATAGGTTATACACTATTGTATGTGATGTTGCAAGAGGAACGGAACAAGACTATTCTGCATTTCTTGTATTTGATGTATCAGAAGTTCCCTATCGTATTGTCGCAAAATATCGTAACAATGAAATTAAACCCCTACTATTTCCAAATGTAATTCATGATGTTGCAAAAGCATACAACAACGCATACGTTATGATTGAGGTAAATGATATTGGTGAACAAGTTGCAACTGCAATGCAGTATGACTTAGAATATGATAATCTTATCATGGCATCTATGCGTGGTAGAGCTGGTCAAATACTTGGTTCTGGTTTCTCTGGGGGTAAAGTACAGTTAGGTGTAAGAACGACCAAAGCAGTAAAGATGTTAGGTTGTTCTAATCTTAAACAACTTATAGAAACAGATAAACTGGTTATTAACGATTATGACCTTATAACAGAGTTTTCTACATTTGTCAAGCATGGACAATCCTTTCAAGCAGAAGAAGGTCATACAGATGACCTTGCAATGTGTTGTGTATTATTTGGATGGATGACAAATCAGACATACTTCAAAGAACTTACTAATGTAGATATCAGAGAAAGAATGTTCTTAGAACAACAAGACCAACTAGAACAAGACATGGCACCCTTTGGTTTTGTAGATAACGGTTTAGATGACCCACTTGGAGAAACAGTTATAGATGAATATGGTACAAGGTGGTCACCAGTTGTAAGAGATTACGATAGCAGTTGGTAAAATACTACATAATATCAATAATATCATGTTCGTATTTAATATAACAATTGGAACAAACTACTTTTGATTTTTCTATGAGGTGAACTACTTCTTTTCTAGATTCTTCATTAAGACCTAATCGTTTAGATTTAAAACGAATCTCTTTATCGTGGGGGTAAAACTTTAAACAGGCTGTTTCTGGTTCACCACAATGATGACAAGAGTAAGGTGCAAGATATTCATTTAACCAGATAATTCTTCGGTTATAGTTTTTCTTTGCAACCTCTTTGATAGTTTTTTGATATCGTTTATAGTATGACATGGTATTATTTATAGATTCAAGTGCATATAAAAATGAGTTTTTGGAAACTTAATTTTACTAAATATACACAAGAATGATTTATTTGACGTAGAACAAGGAGAAAAAATATGCCTTTTCAAGTATCGCCTGGGGTTCTTGTCAAAGAGGTTGACTTAACCAATGTTGTTCCTGCCGTATCCACCTCTATTGGTGCGATTGCTGGTGCTTTTGAAAAAGGCCCAGTTGGTGAGATTACAGCGGTTTCTTCAGAAGAAGAACTGGTCAGACTTTTTGGTAAACCCAATGGAAGTAACTTTGAGACATTCTTTACTGCTTCAAACTTTCTTCAGTACGGAAACGCACTGAGAGTTGTTAGAGCACAAAGTGCTGTCTTAAACGCAATGAGTGGTGGTTCTGGTCTTTTGATTAAGTCCGACACTCATTATCAAGATAATTACTCTGCTGGTCAAGCATCCAGTGGGGAGTGGGGTGCTAGAACTGCTGGTACTCACGGAAATAGTTTAGGTGTGTCCATGTGTGTGGGTGCGCTTGCTTATGAAGAAAACTTAGGTTCATCAAACCAGACAGTCGGTGAAGACGCTGTAGGTGCAACAGTAATTGCTGTTGATAGTGGAGCTGCATTTAATGTGGGAGATTTAATTTCTTTCTCATCTGCTGATGCATCTTCTAATTCTGCACTTTTCGCTCATGTTTCTGGGGATGAGGGTAATGAGTATGAAATTACTGCAATTAACTCAAATGACCTAACAGTTAGATTAAAAGATGACCCAAATGGTTCTGGTGTAAAAGCAATTATTCCAGATAACTCGTTTATTCGTAGACGTTGGGCTTTCTATGATTTATTTGATAGTGCGCCTGGCACATCACCATATGCAACTGGTAAAAACCTTTCTGATGACGAAATGCACATTGTTGTATTTGATAGAACTGGTGACATTTCTGGTTTTAGAAAAGATACTGCTGGTGAAAGAACAAATGCTGTTCTGGAAACATATGCATTTGTATCAAAAGCATTTGGTGCTAAAACTGCACAAGGTGGAACTAACTACTACCCAGATGTGATTTTCAAACAATCATCATTTGTTTACTGGTTAGACCATAGTTCAATTCTTGGTGCTGGTGGTGGAAAAATCGCTGCTGGTACTGCTGGTACTGCTGGTGATTCCTTCGCAGTCGGAACTGGTACTACTGGTGAAATTCCTTTCGCTCTTAGTGGTGGTGCAGACGATTATGCAGTAACAGTTGGTGAACTGGACAGTGCATATGAAGAGTTCGCAGATGCAGAAACAGTTGATGTTAACCTCATCATGGCTGGTACTGCTCCTGCTGGTGCAAATGGTACAACTCATGCGACTAATCTGATTGACCTTGCAGAAAAAAGAAAAGACGTTGTTGTCTTCATCTCACCAAGAAGAGATGATGTGGTAAATGTTGCAAACTCTACCACACAGGCTGCAAATGTCAAGGCTTTCTTTGACGGACTTGCAAGTTCATCATACGCAGTCTTTGATAGTGGATACAAGTATATGTTTGACAAATTCAATGACGTATTCAGATTTGTTCCACTGAATGGTGATATCGCTGGTCTTTGTGCAAACACAGACACAGTTGCAGACCCATTCTTCTCGCCCGGCGGTTTCAACAGAGGACAAATTCGTGGTGCAGTTAAACTTGCGTTTAACCCAACCAAGGCACAGAGAGATATTCTCTATCCTGCTAGAATTAATCCAGTTGTTTCCTTCCCAGGCCAAGGAACAGTGTTATTCGGTGATAAAACTGCTCTTGCAAAACCAAGTGCATTTGACCGAATCAATGTTCGTAGATTGTTTATCTTACTTGAGAAAGCAATTGCAACTGCTGCTAAATTCCAACTCTTTGAGTTCAATGATGAATTCACAAGGGCACAATTTAGAAATCTAGTTGAACCTTTCTTGAGAGACATTCAAGGTAGAAGGGGTATCACAGACTTTAGTGTTGTTGCAGATGGAACTAACAATACTGGAGAGGTAATTGATAGAAATGAATTTGTCGCAGACATCTTTATTAAACCTGCTAGGTCTATCAACTTCATTCAGTTGAACTTCATTGCAGTGAGAACTGGTGTCGCATTTTCAGAGATAGGGGGGTAATTAAATGGCTACTATAGACGAATTTAAAGCAAACCTTATTGGTGGTGGTGCGAGAGCAAACCAGTTTAGAGTAACTTTCAATACGCCTGGCGCAATTGCAACTGGACTTGACGTAAGAAAAGCATCTTTTCTAATCAAAGCTGCTTCCTTGCCTGGTCAAACTCTAGGTGAAATTCCAGTGCCGTTTAGAGGTAGAAACCTCTATGTTGCTGGTGACAGAGAATTTGAAGCATGGGAAACCACTGTTATCAATGATACTGACTTCGCTATCAGAAATGCAATTGAAAGATGGTTGAACGCAATCAACGATACAGTAACAAATACTGGTCTAACAAATGTTGCAGATTATACTGCTGATTTGACTGTAGAACAGTTAGATAGGGATGACACAGTTCTTAAATCTTATATTCTAAGAAACTGTCAACCTACTGGTACTGGTGCGATTGAATTGAGTATGGATACTGCAAACGCTATTGAAGAGTTCACAGTATCTTGGAGATATACTCACTTTGAAGCCTCTTCAGTTAACTTCTAATAGTCGTACTAAATAGTACTACGAAAAGGAGTTATTATGGCTGAATTATTTGGTTTCACAATCACTCGTAAAAAAGATGAAGGGGGAGCGTCATTTA